TGGTAGATAAGTACAGCAATATTATTGGGATGCATGTTGCAGGACACCCTAATAGAAATATAGGTGTGTCAAAAGTTTGGAACAAGAACATAGATAGATGTTTTTGGGAATTTTTGTCAAAACATGATAATGTTTATTATAACGTGGATATTGTGCAGCCCAAGCGTGACAATGTTTCTGTTGTTAAAATAGATAATGTACAGAAATTAGCTAGCTTTGTTCCGAAGAAGAGTAAAATAGTCGAAAGTCCTATATATGGGGTGTCCGAAGTTTTGAGAAAACCTGCTGTGTTAGATGCCTACGGTTCTGGGACTATTAAAGAAATGGCGAACAAAAATTATGTCAAGTGTGCTGATGTAGATTTGGATGCTTTGGATTTTGCAAAGAGATATGTTAGTCAGTTATTACCCACATATGATAAGATATCAGACTATGTTATAGTCAAGGGAGATGAAGAGATTAAGCCTTTAAATAAAGACACATCTGCAGGTTTTGGGTACGGTAGTGACAAAACCAAGTTTATTGATTTTAAGGAAGGCGTTATTTGTCAAACTTTGAAAGATGATATGTATCGTTTCGAGAGCGCTTGCAAGGGTAATAGTGAATTGGCTATAGAGATGTGTATAAGTGTAGATACTCTGAAAGACGAACTTCGTGATATCGGAAAGATTGATAGACCCCGTGTATTTAAGATGGCTAATTTATTACAAACTGTGTTATGTAAGAGGTATTTTGGTGACCTCCTGCGGAAATTACACAGAAATAGATGGTCCAACGGCATCATGATAGGATGTAATCCATTCGTCGATTTTGAAAAATTGGTCAAATATGTAGAACGCTTCGGTGATAACGTGTTTGATGGTGATTATAAGAATTGGGATGGTAACATGCTACCTCAGTTTCAGTTCGCTTTAAAGGAATTAATTGCGTCGAAGTATGTTGGAGATAGTAGTGATGCTGATGTTATTCACACATTATTGAGTTTGGGGATAAACACACCCACTCTTAATATGAATGAATTATTAATTACTACACATAGTTTGCCATCTGGTTGGTTTTTGACAGCTGATTTTAATAGCCTTATTAATAAGATGTATATTGCTTACGTCTATTTTATAATCTATAAGAATAAAATGTCAAAGTGTCCCACCATTGAGAATTTTAATGCAGACGTTATGTCATTTGTGTATGGAGATGACGTGCTCATTGCAGTTTCCGATAAACTTAAAC